GAAGCCGAGGCCGAATCGTATAAAGCGCTTGCCGCAGAGATAACAACTACTTTCGGGGCTTTCGGGGCTTTGACTCAGCAAAGAATTGATGACGATAGATCATATAACAAAGCAATATCCTCAATTACAGAGTTGGACACAAAAAATAGAGAGCTACTTGAAACTTTAGGGAAAAGGTTAGTCGTAGAACAGGGATTAAAAGTCGAGCTTGAAAAAAATAACAAGGATACTAAGGCTCAAGACAAAAGAATAGATGGACTTAAAGAGCAAATTAGGCTAATAGGGATCCTTAGANACTTAGAAGTCGGGGCTGCCCTGGCTAAGGCCAAAGCGGAAGCAAAGTACCAGAAAGGCATAAGAGGTGCTTCTAATTTTGAAAGAGAGAGACTTAAAAGAACAAAAGATATATCCGTATTAGATAGCCAGATACTGGAGNTTAATAAAAAAATTGGACTAAACAACGAAAAGGGTATTAGTGTCGATTCAAATAAGTTGGAGCTTCTAAACCAGCAAAAGTCTGCATTAGAAGCGCAAAGAGATATATTAAAAGACCAAGAGTCTATAATTAAAGAGTTAGATCTTGCCATAAAAAATACTTTAGAACAGTCAATGTCTAAAAATCTTGCGGATTTAATTAAAGGGGAAGAAAGCAGCTTCACAGACGTAATACTTAAAATCTCAAAAGCCGTGTTTAATAGTATAGCGGATACTTTAGCTAAAGATTTTACAGAAAAGCTTCTTAGTAGCGTTGGATTCTTCAAGAGTCCTGCACAGAAAATGGTAGACGCTTTAAAAACTGGGGGCGATTACGTTAAACAAAAAATTCAAGAAGCGTTTTCATCGACGAGAATAAATGCAAACGATGGTCCACTAGTAGATCCTATGTCATTACCCCCTGAACTACGCCCTTCGGGAAGGGCTGCCCCTTTAATAAATGCAAACGATGGTCCACTAGTAGATCCTATGTCATTACCCCCTGAACTACGCCCCTCGGGAAGGGCTGCACCAGTACCGCCAGCACCACCAGCACCAGAAGGTACTCAATCAGTAGGTTTTTGGGAAAAACTGTTAGGCAGAAAAACAGCTACAAAAACATCAGCAGAAGAGCTTGATGCAAGCGGTAATGTTTCTGCAGTTTTTGAGGGAGGAGGTAAAAAAGGACGCACCGGAGGCATATTCAGTGGATTTATTAATGACTTTGGAGCAGTGTTCGATAAAAATGCTGAGGGAGGCTTCTTAGGAAAAATGGGAAACCTTTTTGGAAGTTTTGGCGAGGGACTGGGGGGTCTATTTAAGGGTCTTCCTGATTTGCTTGGTGGACTATTTGGCGGCGGCGGGGGATTTGGCTCTCTTATCGGCGGTTTATTTGGTTTTGCTTCTGGTGGTATTATGCCTGGAGGCATGAAAGGATATGCAAATGGCGGGGTAATTAAGAAGCCTACTATGGGAATGATAGGAGAAGGCGGAATGAATGAAGCTGTAGTGCCTCTTCCAGATGGTAAATCAATTCCTGTTACTGGTGCGGGCGGAAGTCAACAAAATAATATTTCAATTAACGTAAGCATGTCCTCAGACGGACAATCAAAGGAAAGTGTAGTGTCAAACGATCAACAGGGCGGAAATCTCGGAAGAGCTATTTCCTCCGCAGTACAAGCAGAACTACAAAGACAAAAAAGACCAGGTGGAATACTTAGCCCCTATGGTGCAGCGTAATGACTATTGGATTTATAGACAGTAATGGGAATCAAAGAACTCCTGATAATGGAGTAACAAAAACAGTAAAGCCTATTACTAAAGGGACCACTTTTGCAGATGGTTACGAGCAACGATTTGCTTTCGGATTAAATAATCTAGAGGAGCGGTATTCTGTAGCTTTTACTAATAGATCTGCGGAAGAAATTCAAGCAATTATTAACTTTTTAGACCAAAAGAAGAGAGTCGAGGCCTTTACTTTTACTCTTCCTAACGACAATGAAGTAGGCGGAGAACTAGATATTTTAGTAGTTGCTGAGCCTTACTCAGTACAATACTTTAACGAAGAAATTTATAGTTTAACTTGTGAGTTTCTACGAGTTTACGAACAACAAAATTTAGAATATTTATTTACAGATGGCTTTGGGTCTGAAGTACAACAGATAGAAATCTTCGAAGGAGACAGTACTACTCTATCAGTTTCTACTAAAAATGTTCCCGACGGAACAAATTTATTTTTTGTGCTAAATAATCCCCAACCGAGTCAGGGTATTAGAATACAAGTAAATACAGCTTCTAATACTGTTTCTTCTGGAGTCACAACTGGATCGATCACCGCTCTAGTGGGAGCAGAAGAAGCCCTCTACTACCAACTTCAGCTTCGTACGGGTTCTAGCAACGGGCCTGTTGTAAAAGAATTAAAGATAAAATGGAAAGGAACTTTTACTGGTTCTTTAGTCCAATTTACTAACTCTTCCTTTAGCCCCGTCACTTCAATAGTTATGAACGAAGGATCTATAGCGACCGTATATGTTGAAGGCACTAATACTCCTCCAGCCACGTATTATTGGGAATTAGCGTCAGCAAGTACAGCTGATTTTTTATCTGTTTCTGGTACTGTTGCTACTTCTGGAACCTCTACATCAAATTCTGGCTTATTTAGTATAGCAACATTAAACGACCTAACTCTTGAAGGAACGGAAAACTTTACACTAAGACTGAGAAGCGGTTCTGTTGGTGGGCCTATACTAGACACTTTAAATGTTCAGGTAAATGATACTTCTACGCCCCCAGCGTCGATAGACATTGCCCAAGAGTCAGTAACTCTTGTAACTAATCAGAGCAGCTCGTTAACTGTAGACTCTACAAATGTGCTTAGCTCTAATGCTTATTGGAGAATCAATTCAGGTTTCGGAAAGTTCTCGGCTGATCAAGGTACTGTATCCTTAACTCCTGAAGCAGGATCTCCTGCTAGAAAAACAGGAAGTTTTAGTGTACTATCAACAGACGATAATACTTCTACAACGTATACTTTAGATATTAGTGAGAATGCATCAATAAGCCCTGTAAGGGACACAGTCACTATTAATACAGGCTCGGGCAGATTTACAGATGGGGCAGGAACCGATATTTCTGCCGTAGTATTTGGAACCGAAAATAGTACCGCCGTAGTTAATGTAGAAGCTGCAGGAATAGACCCTTCATCTGTAGATCTTTATTGGAGTTTAGAGCCAGGGAACGCAATATATTACAGTAGAGCCAGCGGCTCCGACACAGTTGATTTCGATCTAGAAACTCTTTCAGGAACGACTTGGAGTGCCGAATATGCTGGGAGTCAGTTGGGCGATACGTACTATTTCTATGGAGCATTTAATCAATCGAATCAGAAGTATGAAATATATTGTATAGATCATACTCCTGCTCCAGAGGCTTCACCTACTCTTGTAGGAACCGTATTTAGCGAGTCGATCACGTCTGAATCTTCTCCGTTTCCTGACGCAGGACAGGGTATTCAAAGTATTCAATTTTCAGGAAATACTCTTCTAGTAACTATAGGAATAGTTTCCAAACTCTGGAAAATTACTACTGCTAATGGCTTGTGGACAGACGCAGTGACTGTATCATATTCACTACCAGATAAGCCTGAACGCGTATACTGGGAGGGCGATAGGTACGCTATTATACCTCTTTTAGATAGAACTTGCAAGCTTTGGGATACCCAAACAAATGCAATAGTAGATACTGTAGCAGATACGGATGTTGTCGATTTCACTCAGATAGGAAGATCCAACGTTACAGACACAGTATTTGGGCATCGAGTAAGTATTAGTGGAGATTACGCCGCTATAGGTACACGATTTGAGCCAGATACTAGCAGTCTTTATCAGGATGTATGTATATTTAATATTTCTTCTGGAAGCTTCGACTATATAAGCACTTTAGACAGTATTAATTTATACGGGCCAGGATCTCAGGGGAGTCCCATAGCTCCGTCTAGTTCCAGTAATAGAGACGATTTTGGGCTTTACTTTCTACTGAACGGCGACTATATTTATGTCACGGCAAGCGCTGAACAGGATGCTGCTTCACCTGGTTTATATAGAACTCCTTTAATTCATTGTATTCGAACCCAAAATAATTGGGAGACTAGTTATAGGTTATGGAGCAGAGGTCCTCAAAGTATATTACCTCAAAGCAAAAATTTTAATCCTAGCTACTTCCAAGGCCTAACGGGAGACACCGGCAGCACCTATTATCCGCTACTTCAAGTTTCTGGAGGTATCTTATGGGTGACTGTTAAAGTAGATGTTGGTGGTACGGTATATCCTTTTGATGCTCTTAGCGGGTATCTACTCTCAGATACGTCTGACGGTAGCATTGATGTCGCCAATGCCTTGAGTCAGGGCATAGGGGCACTAGCTGTTTCTGGTAACAAGGTTCTTACTTCTAGTTTCGCGAACTTGAAAGATACAACTATATCTGCACCTATCATATCTTTGCTCACTCCCACCTTATCCAATTTCTCAACTTTAACAGGAAATGTAACTCTATCAGGAACAACAACAGCTTCTAGCGGGACTTTTACTGTGACTAGTCTTCCTGATGGAGTTACCGAAACCGCTTTTCCAGGACAGAGCCTATTCTATAACTTATATCTTCGTACAGGAAGCGTTACAGGAGGCATAATAGATGTTCTAACTTTAGAGATTCCGGACGACTCTATTGGACCTGAAGACGCTCTTTTTGTCTCCACAAATAATAGTACTAGACAAGTATACGATTCTATTACTTTACCTGAGGGAGATTCTTTTAATTTTTATATAGAAAAAAGAAATATAGCTACGGGAAATATAACTTGGTTTATATCTCCACAAAATGCTTCTTTGTTTGTAGATGACGAAGCAACTGTATCATACGCTGGCAGCGATCCCTCTAATAGATTTCCGGTCTATAATACTGCTCAACAAACTATAACGGCAAACTCTGGAGTAATATCTCAGGATACTTCATTTAGAATAAGAGCCACACAGGATCTTGTAGGCGACCTTTCGAATTTGATTTCGGCTATCGACTTAACCGTAGTAATTCCTACAGCAGAATTACTAGACTCTGAAGATACTCCTATTCTTGAAACATTTATGACTGAAGGAAGTACGAAAACAATAAAGGTAAAAACTCAGTATAGAACAGACACTACTTTATATTGGACTTTAGAGTCAGCTACTACTGCCGATTTTCTGGCCGTTGTTGGCAATTTCCCTGTCACTATAGTCGATGACATAGGCACAGGGACTTTTGATATCCAAACTTTAGCTGATTCTACTACTGAGAGTCAGGAAAGCTATACCCTTAATTTAAGAGAAACTAGTACGTCTGGTACGATTATCGATACTATTACTCTTTATGTAGACGATACCTCTCAAGGATTGGTAAAGTATCAATTTACAGATGTTACAGTATCCCCTAACGTTGGATTAACAACTTTAAATATTGATGAAAGTAATTCTTCTTATCTAATTGGTATACAAACAGAACAAGTAGCAGCAGGTACAACATTATACTGGACAATAGAAGATTCTTCAACTCTAGAGTTTAATTCTATTAGCGGTTCGGTAGTAACTGTTGGTACATTAACAGAAGCTTTAGCAACTTTCTCAATTACTACGAAACCCGATCTTCTTACAGAAGGAACACAAACTAAAAGATTATATATAAGACTAGGAAGCGAGACGGGTACTCCGCTAAATGTATTATTTTTAAATATTAGCGATACTTCTACAAGTGCTGCAGTTCCTCCTGGCCAATACCACACTATTTCTTCTACAGACTATGTGAATATTGATACTCCTTTTGGTACTTCCTCCGCAAGTTTTGGAAAGGGCATAGATTTTAAATCCGGTAGATTAGCTATAAGCGCCCCTGGAGCAACTCTGAGTCCTCCAGGGGCGTTTGGAGCGGTATCATTGTATACTTACTATAACACAGTATCACCTTTAGTGGCATCTTCTCCAGATAAAATATACACTGATGTTACTCTCAAAAACCCTACAGGACTTTCTGCTGATATTTTTGGTAACACCCTACATTTTTCTAGAAAGGCAAATAAGTTAGCTGTAACAGCTCCCGGAAAGTCTTCCAATGTAGGGGCTCTGTATATTTATGATTTACAGTCTAACCCTATAACTTTCAACACTTTCGCACCAGAATCTTCCGCCTACAACTTTGGAACCGCTTCAGCTTACTCTGATTATAGCGAAAGACTTGTTGTTACTTTTGAAACAGGATCAACTGTTGCTGGTAAGGCGTACATTTACTCTCTCCCAGATGATACAGCTCCTTCTGAGATTTCTTCTATTACTGGACCTTCTCAGAATGACGGATTTGGCTCCTCAGTAGCAATATATAATACTACTATAGCTATCGGAGCCCCGAATGCAACCGTTTCAGCTCAAACAAACCAAGGTAAGGTATATGTATATAGTATATCAGGAGACTTGTTACATACTATAGATGGTCCTGTAGTTCAGCCCGCTAATTTTGGGGAGTCCGTCGCACTATATTTGAATAAGCTAGCTGTTTTTGCAAAAACTGATGGGGCTGTAGCAGATGTAGGAAGTGTTTATATTTATGACATTACCGCCTCTCCGGCAACTTTAATAGATACCATTACTATTCCAGCAGGATTTTCTCCAAACACTAATAGATTTTTCGGACAAACTCTGGAACTTAATGGTAATAAATTATTTATTTCGTTTTATAATGGATACGAAGGGGCTTGCGTAGAGTATGATTTAGCCGCTTCTCAGTTTGTTAATCTTTTTGAAAATAAACTACCCGTACCTACTTCATCCGACCAATTTTATCAAACTTTAGCATATCGACCGCCTTTCTTATTCGCAGGGCATCCCGGAGCAGACTCTACTTTTTCTTCTCCGGCTATTACTGTTACAGATGTTGGTGCGGTTCAAGTATATAAAACAACTGACGAGGAGGTTGATTTTACTTCGACTTCTCAGTACTACTTAACAATTCCAGGCTCTCCTGGACAAGATCTCTCTAACACCTCATTTGGTAGTCAAGCAATAGCAAACGATAACTGGTATGTAACTAGATCAAACCAAACAAACACTCCAATCTATTTAGTGTACGATACTAGCACAAGCCCCTTTTCTTTTGTGGGGTCTTTTCAAGGAAGCGGCCAAACTACTCAATGGATGGATATTAAAGGAGATTTATTCGCTGTTGTAGAGTGTAATTTTATACCTACCTCGAGTACTGTAAGAAGATTAGATATTTATAATTTAGCTACTTTAACCAATATCTATCAAATAGATGATAATCAAGCAGGAACTTCTCCAATTAATGATGGAATCTCTCAATTTTCTGGTGGAGTAGCTTTAGGCAATAACAGATTTTGGCATTTAAGCGAAAAATTAGCTACCCCAAAAAGAATATTCGAGAGAGACTATAATGGTGTTTTAATTTCTACTATAGACTGGGACTTAAATACAGCTTCTTTTGGTAATAGCTTTATTTATTCTATAACTGCTAACGATAGATATCTTTTTGCTTATAGAGGAGAGCAAGGAGAGCAGCTAACTATATGGAGAATAGGAGAGTATGACTCTCCTTGGGCTGATTATACAAACTTAGATAATTTAGGGAATTCTTCTAAAATACAAGTATATAAAAATTATTTGATATTTAATCCTGAAGGCTCAACTCTTGGGGACGATAATGGCATAGTATGGACATCTGACTCAGGAACTTGGAGAGACTTACGACCTTATTTAGAAAGCCGAAATATACAAAGCCAGAATACTCCTGCGAATTCTAATAGGCCTGAGAATGATACAACTCTTCTTGGAAGGTATTTTCCTACTAAAGAAGGTGCCTCGGACTTAAATAAAAGACTTTATGACGTATTTACAAATAAAATAGTTGGAAGCTATTCAGATACTGCTCAAAGCACGACTAATGGATTTTTCTCCGCTATAAACTCTACTCACGTAATATGGGCGTATCCCTCATATGACTATACAGCAGCCTTTCCAAATACAAAAGGAGCTGTCTCAGTACATAGAATAAATCCACCAGAAGAAGCTTTAGTACTTAGAGTTAATACTTTTATTTCTGATCAAACTGGAGAGGGGTCGTGGAGATTTTACGTTGGTGGCAGTAACGGCGGAGACCCTATAAATGTAGATTGGGGTGACGGAACAAGCAGTACCCCTTCTAGCAGTTCATACGCGACACATACTTATTCTATTCCTGGAGTATACACAGTAAAAATCACTGGTACTGGAGCCATTCGAGCAAACCAAAGCATTTTCGGAGATGGAGACGACAAAGTCATTTCTGTAGAGAATTGGGGGTCGGCATATACTCCTGAAAGTTCCTATTCCATGTTTAAAGGGTATACTCGACTGGAGTATGTGAATTCTTACGGTAATGTAGATTGGTCAGGAACCAATCAGATGCCGGATATGTTTAAGGGGTGCAGCTCTCTTAGATATGTAAACAATAAATGGAACCTAAATGGGGTTACTCAAACTTTTAGTATGTTTGAGGGCTGTAGTTCTTTTACAGGCATAGGAATAGAAGAATGGGACATGTCTACAGTAGTAAGTCTTACTAATATGTTTAAAGATTGTACTTCTTTCTCAGCAGATCTTTCTAGTTGGAACACTTCGAGCGCATCANAGTTTTTAAGTCTATTTGAAAATTGTTCTATGAACTTCAGTGTTGCGACTTGGACTAACAATATCCAGTCTCCAAATAGCCTAACTTCTATGTTTAAAAACGCTAAGAACTTTAACTCGGCATTATTTACTACTTTGCCTGCAGCAGAAACTAGTTTAGAAAGCTTTTTAGAAGGTGCCTCCTCGTTCAATGATCCTAGTATTAGTAGCCTGTCTACTGCAAATATTACTGATTATAGCTCTATGTTTAAAGGGGCGTATTCATTCAATCAAGCGTTATCTACTTGGAACACGGCTGCAGCCACAAACATGGTTAGTATGTTTCAAGATGCTATCGTTTTTGATCAAAACATTACCGGATGGAATGTAGAAAACATTCCATCTGAACCATTAGATTTTTCTACGGGAGCCCCTCTACAAAATGTAAATAAACCAAACTGGGGAGTATCTCCTTTTGTAGGACTAGGTATAACCGTTGATACTACTGTTGCAGGTACTAGTGGCGCAAGCAATTTCCGTGTACAAGTAAGTTCCGCTGATCCTACACTTAGTGATCCGATCACTATAGACTGGGGCGATGGAAATTCAGATACTCCTACAGGCGATATCACTCACACTTATTCTGTATCAGGTACTTATAACATAGATATTACAGGCGCTGGAGCTGTACTCTTTTCAGACGATAGAGAGAAAATTACTAAGGTAGGTTTTGCTGCTAACTTTAAGCCTACTACTCTTCTTCAATTTATGAGCACGAATTTTGGGGCCGCAAGTACTTTTTCTACTGTGAGCGGTACTATCAATCTGTCACAGTGGGGTGTGGGCGAAACCAACTCGGCAGGAAGCTTATCAAGAGCGTTTGATGGGCAGAGTTCTTTAGTCTCTTTTGAGAATGCTTGGAGTGCTCCTACAAATACTTCTGGAGCTGATAATATGTTCAGGAGCTGTACTTCTCTCACAAACCCCAAACTAACTATAGACACTAGTACTCAAACTTCTAATGGGTTCTCCTGTACTCAAATGTTCCAATTCTGTAGTAACATGAACTATGATGTTAGCGGTTGGGATATGACTAATGTTACTGGGCTTAATAGCATGTTTAGGGACAATCTCTTATTCAATAACGGAAACCAACCATTGAGCTGGACTTTTGCAGGCAACAAAGTTAATAATATGAGTTTTATGTTTAGCGGATGTAGTATTTTTACAGGGTCCGGTCTATCTAACTGGGTCTTTAGTAACTCTAGTGGTAGTATCAATATGCAACAAATGTTTTTAAATAGTGATTTAACTGAAGACCTTAGTTCTTGGGGAACTACTCCAGGGCAGAACATCTACGAAGCACCTTCATTTGCAGGATATGCTAACATGTTCCAAAACTGTTCAAATTTAAACTTTTCTATTAATGGGTGGGATATGGCCACTATTGGTCAAACTTCCTTTTCCAGTATGTTCAGTGGGTGCACCTCGTGGAATAATGGGTCATCCGCTGGTGTAAATAATAATTGTACTGCAACTTTTAACGTAAGTACGTTTGGAGTCATCAACATGTTTGGAAACTGCGCGGCGATGAACTGTAATTTTACAGGAGCATGGAATACTGCCGCTATGGCCAGAACTCAGCTGCTGTTCGCAGGATGCACAAATTTCAATGGAACGCTTCCAGCAGCTTGGGATATGAGCTTAGTCACAGAAGCTTATGATATGTTCAAAGGTGCTTCGGCCTTTAACCAAGATATTAGTGGTTGGGATATGTCATCCTGTAGCCGTCTTGAGAAGATGTTTGAAGAAGCAGATGCATTTGATCAAGATATTAGTGGTTGGAATGTTGACCTAGTAGTTAGTTCTGGCAATGCTGCGAATTTCTCTCTAAATGCAGACCAAAAAACAAATCTTAATTGGACTAGTGCAGAGCACCCTAGCAATGCAACATTAGGCAACTTCTCAACATTATAAGGAATAATTATGGCTTTAGGGTTTAATGACGGAGTAACCAACAGGGTACCAGACAGACTTTTCTCTACCAAAGTTGATACGGATAAAATTGACTATAAAGTTAATAACTTTTCTCAGAGAGGAACTCAGGGAGATATTAACCATGAAAAAGAGACCTGGAATATAGCTTTTACAAACAGAGCAAAGGCTGATATAGACGATATTATTTCTTTTCTATCCTCTAAGAAAGGGCATATATCTTTCCCTTTAGTGATTCCGAATGGGTCAATAAGCCCTCCGGAAGAAACAGTAAACGTTGTTTGTGAAAGCTTTATACAATCATACGTAGATTTCGATATTTATTCCTGCTCAGCAACATTTAAAAGGGTTTACCCATGACTGATATTATAAAAACAACACAACTACAAGAGCCGGGATTTGGGCTAATATATCTTTATGATCTAGAGTACTCTCCTGGATCTTATGCCTATTTCTATGCGGGCGTAGGGGGTGATTTAGCAGAAGTGACTTTTCCAGATGAAGGAAGTGTTCTTAGAACTTATGTCGCTTTACCCTTAACGGCTACAGGATTCGATATTAGTAGTGATGGAGTATATTCAAGACCCGAATTAATAGTTGCAAATATTGAAAGTGTTTTTTCAGAACAGCTAGGTGGATTAACTTTCGAAGATCTAATAGGAAGAAGAATAACTAGAAGAACTACCTTAGAAAAATATTTAGACTCTGTTACTTATACCAACCCAGTAGAGTTTCCAAAAACTACTTTTATCATTGATACTATTAAAGAGAAGAATCCTGTAACAGTAACTTTTGAACTCAGCGCACCTTTTGACTTAGCGGGTGTGAAGCTACCTTCTAGATCAATTATTGGAGGGGCGTGTAGCTGGAAATATAAAGGAGCTGCTAAAGAAGTTCTCATTCAAAACAGAGTAGGAGGGTGCCCTTATAGCGTACAAGAAAGTGCGCAGGGAGGTGGTCAAGACCTATTTAATTTAGGGTCTGGAATTGGAGTATACGTAAATAAGGATGACGAGTACCTACTGCCTCTCGATGAAGACGACTTTATTTTGTACGTGGCAGGAAGCTATAGTAAATTTGATAGAGTATATATCGATTCTACTACTACTCGAAAAAACGAAGATGGAACTCTTAGTCCTGCGGCAGTAAAAGACTTTTTTTGTTGTGTAAAGGCTACTTCTGATTCTCCTACTTCGGGGTCCACCTCTTGGGAACACGTTAGGCTAGTAAATACAAGTGCAGTACTAAATGCTGTTACTCTAGATGGGTACGTAGATAAGAGGTATAACGACTATTTTAGAGACCCAGCTTCTTTAGCTGTGCCGTATCAAGTAAAAAATCTAAGTTTTGATAGTCAAAATATAGTTGCAGGAACCATCCAACTAGGGGACCCAATTTTTATGGAGAATGCTGATATTTGTGGAAAGAGTCTTAATTCCTGCAAGAAAAGGTTTCAAATGTCAAATAAGGGTCGCCCGCTTCCCTTCGGAGGATACCCCGGTGTACAGCAACGAAGATAATAACATATTAAAACATTTTGTAGAAGAATATCCAAGAGAAGGTTGCGGCCTTCTTGTAAATAAAAAGGGTAAAATACATTGGAAACCTTGTGAAAATATTTCTGATAGTCCCGAGGATTCTTTTGTAATCCCTGCAGAAGAAATAATAAAAGCAAACTTATCTGGAGATATCTACGCTATTGTACATAGTCATCCTGATCAAAGTAGTGATCCTAGTGAAAAAGACAAGAAAACTAGTAATTTTTTAGGGATACCCTATTTAATATTCTCTATACCAGAAGGAACAAAAACTTTTTATACTCCAGAACATGTATCTAAACCTTTGCTAGGAAGAGACTATGTTTTTGGTGAGAGTGATTGTTACTCTCTAGTTAGGGATTACTACAGACAAGAATTTGATTTAATGCTTCCAACAATACTATTTGAGGATAACTGGTGGGAAAAAGGCTTAAATTATTTTGACGATTTATTTACAGATTTTGGGTTCGTAGAGGTTAGTTCTCCTAGGAAGGGGGATGGGATTATTTTTAGTATATACTCAGAAGTTCCAAATCATTGCGGGGTGTATTTAGAGGAAGGTGTATTTTTACATCATGCAGTCAACAGGCTCTCTTGCAGAGACTCTGTTTACGACTGGAAGAAGTTTATAAGGAGGTATGTTAGATGCAAACAGTTTATTTAGTCGGGGGCATAGAAAGATTTGGCAACAAGTGGAGTACTAAGTGTAATAATATAAGAGATATCTTTAAATTGATAGAGTGCCAAAGGCAAGGATTTAGACAATACCTAATAGATGCTGCCGAAGCAGATGTAGGCTTTGAGATAAGAAGAGGGGAGGAGTTTTTAGAGTCCCCCGAAGAGTTACTTTTAAATGGCCTAGGTAAAGAAGATATTATAATAACAGAAGTTCCTTCCGGAAGCAAGGGAGGAGTTAAAAAAATACTTGCCGCTATCGCAATAATAGCGGTAGTAGGATTGACTGGTGGATTTGGAGCAGCCGGATGGGCAACCGCTGCCGGCGGTGGTTTAAGCTTTGCGGGTAGTGCTGTACTTGGGTTAGCCACTAATTTAGCCTTAGCAGGTATCTCAGAATTATTAGCTCCTGGGCCCGAGACAGATCCAGGCCAAAATGAGGGATACTTATTTAATGGTCCTGTAAACACTACACAGCAAGGACTACCTGTTCCTGTTTGTTACGGCGAATTGTTGGTAGGAGGAAAGCCTATTTCAGTTCACTATCAAGGTACACCTTTTCAGACAACAGGTTTCATTAATTACTCAGCGGGTAACGAAGGAGTAGCCAGAAATGGCGCTTCAATTACAGAAAATCTTTTCACTGAGAATAGCTCTTATAACTATAAGTACTAAGGATATATACAATGACGGTTGTTAAAACAGAAAAACAATATGGCGTAGTAACAGACCTAATTTCCGCTGGAGAAATAGAGGGGATTGTTGATGGTCTAGCGGGGGTATATTTAAATAATACTGCTCTATTAGACTCTTCTACATATAACAATAACTCTTATAAAGTTGGGACTGCTAAAGTTACGGGAAACTTAATAACTGATGCTGGAAATTTGTTTGCAGATTTAGACTTAAGTTCGGGTGATTATTATATTCAAATATATGGAGCACAGCTAGCTGGAACTATTACTTCAGTAGCACCTTTAGCGGTAGACGGAGTAGGGCAAACTATTAATTCCTTTACTTCCTCATATCGTTCTAATGTATTAAACGGTAGACCAACTCAACTTGATGACCCTTTAAAAAACTTAGTAAGAGTTATAGGAGGGGACGAAAGTGGGACAGACTGGTCGGGGGTTCTTTTAGATCAACTCTATCCGCCCCCGCCGAATAGTCTAACAGGAAAAAGTGTTGTTGTAGACTTTATCGGCAAGGTATCATCAAAAGTATCGGACTCTTCTGTAGTATTAGATGCCTCTGTTAATGTCGGCCAACCAACCAATGTTTACGTAAAACTGTCTCAGCCTATTTCCGTCCTAAAGTCTACCGATCTTAATGAGGATTTGGCATATGACAATACTTTTGCTGTTTTTAGGTCGGGGAAAGTCGATCAGCCCCCTATAACAGAAGTTGTAGGTGTGCCTTCTGCTTCTTATCTAATTGCTCCTAATTTTGAATTAAAGTGGCACGATTCTTGTTCAGGTGTTGACCAGAAAGATATTGCAACTGCAGGAACCCAAGCCACAAAATATATTACCGCAGGAGAGTTTAACTTTGGGCAAAATGCCGCAAAAGAAATAGATAAGATAAAGATAAATGTAGAGTTTCCTGCAGGGTTACGGCATAATGGTAGAGAGGGAGAAGAGAGGGACACTTATGCAGAATTTCAGATTACTTTTGACCCAGGAATTACACCCGCTCAAGAATACTTAGTAACAGGTAGAAATTATGGCGGAGCAGACTTCACTTCCTCAATCCCTTCCTGGGATGCGGGAAATATAAATACTGCCAAGAATTTTTATAAATATCCTGATGGTACAAGATATAACAGAGGAGTGGTACATAGAAAAGGGAATGCTACAAAGTTTACTGCAGAGTTTGAAATTAATATCGCCTCTCTAAATATAGCTGAATTAGGTAGTAACTGGAGAGTTGGTATAAAAAGATTATCTCCAGAAACTTTAACTAAGTACGCACTAGATGATAATAATTTTCAAGGACTTTGCGTAATAAGAACAGTAGAGGCGATCTTTTTAGATAAATTAACTTATCCGAACTCTGCTTATGTTGTCACAGGATTTTCGGCCGAAGATTTCCCTACTCCCCCGAATAGAAGTTATCTTGTTAGGGGGAGAAAGGTAAAAGTACCCACAAACTACTTTACTAGAGAAGAAACAGGATCGAACTCAGCATTATACACTAGAAATATTACTACGGGTTTAGACACAGGGTCTTACCAAGATTGGGACGGAACTTTTAGAGGAGATAAGAGTCTAGGGGGGAGCAACCCTAATTTTTATAAAGTTTATACTAATAATCCTGCGTGGATTTTTTATGACCTGCTTGTTGATAAGGAGATAGGACTCGGAGAATACATAAACGAAGAGGACGTTGATGTGTACGCCCTCTATCAAATAGCCAGATATTGTGATGAATTAGTTGCTGACGGTGAAGGAGGAACAGAGCCTAGATTCACTTGTAATGTGTATTTACAAGGTCAGCAAGAAGCTTATAAAGTATTAAAAGATTTCGCTTCTGTTTTTAGAGGAATGATGTATTGGATTGATGGGAAAATTACGGCAGTACAAGACAGACCCAAAGAACCTGTATATACTTTTAATAAAGCAAATGTATCAGAAGGATCTTTCAGCTATACTTATACTGGTCAAAAGGCAAGAGTTAACCAAGTAAATGTTACCTGGAATAATCCGGAAGAGCTCTATAAACAAACCGTTCTCACTTTAGACGATGTTCCTAATATAGCAAAACAAGGTAGAATAATAAAGAAAGATCTTGTTGCTTTTGCGTGTACTTCAGAATCTCAGGCAAGACGTTTGGGTAAGTGGTCCCTATCTACCGATATTAATGAAACAGAGCTAGTTTCTTTTTCAACCTCTATCAATGCCGGATTTTTACGTCCAGGAGACTTGATAAATGTAGCGGACTCAGACGAACTAAATACTATTTTTAGTGGTAGAACCGTTGTCGGATCAACACAGAATTTAATACAAATAGATAGAACTATTGATCTATTATCTTCAGAAGAGTATTTCTTATACTTAATATTTCCGGAGCCAGGCATATACTTAGCTCAAACTTCTGCAAATATTAATGGCGTAGATTATTTTAGGGGTGCTCTTTTAACTGAAGACAACTTGGGAAATCCTATTAGTTCGCAAACAGATGCGGCAAACTTAACAGATGCCTCTGGTAATAATGTAGCAACACAATTCTCTAAAAATACTAGAATCGAGACTCAGCAAATTTCTACGGGAGCAACTTCTGGGACAGAAATAGCAGTAGTAGCAAACTATTCTTCGTCTGCAGAAAAAGATGTTATATGGGCTATAAAATCTTCCTCTTCTACCTATGCAGATTTAAAACCCTATAGAATTTTAGCAATAGAGGAAACAGAAGAAGTATATAATATAACAGCTGCTGCTTATTATTCTCTAAAGTTTGATGAAATAGATATAGAAAAAAGAGCCCCTCAAGTCTCCTATATTAGTGTTTCCGGAAGAAGAGATAAGGTGCCTGGCCCTGGTAATGTAGCTGTAGAGCTCGTTCCTTCTGGAGCTAATTCAGGTACTGGAGGAACTAACTCTTTTGATGGAGTTATTTCTTGGGAAAGCCCTACAGAAACGTTTAGAGATACAAACGGAACGGACATTACTGTTCCTTATAGATATTTATCTGCGTTTGAATTGCAACATAGTTTTTCTACCCCTAATAGTAATACAGGTTTTACTACTGTAAACGTTCCTGCGAACGCTACAAGCTTTACAGTTTCCAACGCATCTGGAGGAAATAATACTATTCGAGTTAGAACTATAAATGATTTAGGAATTAAGTCCTCCTGGTCATATGTATCAAAGAATCTCTTTTCCGCTGCGGGGTCAGTAGGAGGAATATTAGGTGGACTAGCAAAGGGAGGAGTGCTAACTACCTCTCAAACTTTTTCTACTTTGACGGGAAAAGTGTTTTTAAATGAAAAAAACTATTTATTTACCCCTCCTTCTAAGGAAGACTATTCAGTACTAAATGCAACAACAAATCAGTCAGAGCAGTCCTTAGCTATTCCTGAGTTTGTACCAACTCTTGTAACTAACTCAACAGGTAAAACCCAAGTTACTTTAGACAAACTATGGCCAGCAGGCGTTTCAGAAAGCTACTACTGCTTAAAAGGAAAAGTATTTAGTAATAGTGACAACAGCGAAGTTTTAGACTTAACCTCTTTAACGGATGTTAGCAATCCGCTACTAGCTGAAGCTGCAAACGGTCTTTTCGGTATTGTAAGAGATAGTATTGCTGTAGCTTTGGATACAGCCAATATGGCTATAAAAACCTATGATATAGTATCAGGGAGCCTTCTTGATACCTACATCGCTACTACTAATAGTGTTGCTTGGAATATGACAAACGAGTCTTTCTGCAAAGACGGCTACGCAGTTATAAATTTTAGAGAGTGGCAAAGAGATAGCCCCTATAACCCTTTTGGTGTTAAGGTGCCTGCCCAAGTAGGTACTGGAACTTTTGGTAGTGGGTACAGCACCGCTAGTTTTGTATTTTCTCCTAATACCACGGGCTTAGCAGCAACAGCAACGATCCAAAGTGGCCAAGTTATTGGAGGTACTGTTACTCAATACGGTAATCCATTGCCTGGTGGAGGTCTTCCACTCGTTGCTGTTGCCGGTGATGGAGTAGGGGCGAGCGCCAGCGCGCAGCTTTCGGACAAGACAAAGGGGTCTGTTTTTGTTTTTGGAATTGCCGAAAACGGTGATATAACAGTACACTCTCAATACTCAAACCTACAAGCTCCAGGATTTAATTCAAATACACTCGACTCACACGCGATTTATGCAGCAAGTCGAAATATACAGAAAGGAGTTGCTCTAGACACTATTAATAGTAAGCTTCATGTTGCTTATAGTCCGGGGTACCCAGAGGTTAATTGGGCGGAACCCTTAGCCTCCTTGTCGGGCGGCCACTTAGTGTCTTCTTGGGATTTTACTACAGGATTTCATGGATGGCAAGCAGGTAATGAGAACGAGCATACTTTTGGTAACTATACTTTTTTCGGAACTACTTCTTATATTCCTAAATCAACAACCGTCTTAGCATACGAGGCTTCTACACCTGGGGGCAATATTAGAATTAAATCTATTGACGCTGATGAAGGAATACTCGGGATATGTTGGGGAAACACAGTTACTCCGGACTCCTATATATACGAGTTTTATGAAGGTGCCGACTATGGAGTAGCTACTGATACTGCCAGCTCTACTAAAAGTGTTTCTAGCTCTGGTGGTTTAGCTAGTTTAGCTATAAACTCACAAGCTAGAGTAGCTGCTTTATATAATACTGAAGTAGACACTATAAGCTTTATAGACTTGGATTCAGGAAACACGGAGTATACGAACATCGTTTCTGGTGGGCCAACAGGTTATTCATCTGCTGTATATTGGTCGGATAATGGCGAAAAACTTATCCAAACAACTAATCAAGATGGGGGTGGTGTAGATGGTAGAGCGCATGTCTACTCTTTTGAAACTATTAGTGGAAAGGAAATTTATTGGTTATACGATAAAAGTACTAGAGATTCGGATCCTTGGAAAGCTGTGTATCTTAGAGTAGACACAAATGTTAAAGATTTATCTGGAGATCCTGTCTCATTTTCTTACTGGACTGAAGCCCAGACAGATAGATTATTAGATATTACGGGGACCGTATCGACTACTCAAGGAAGTGCAACAGTTACTGGCTTAGGAACTACCTTCACAACTGATTTTGTAGAAGGAAGCTTTATACGCGTAAGCTCTACTACTGGAGCTATAGAACCCACAGATTCAGAGTATCGATTTGTTTCTCAAGTATTAAGCGATACTTCTTTATCTGTTAATACTCCTTTTTTAAGAACTCGATCGGGACAGAACGCTCAAAAGCCGTCTTTTTTAGTAGATGTTGCTGGAGACGCTCTTCTTGCGAAAGTATCTAAAGACATTGATGGGGCTTATGTTTACGATCCTTTTATAGTAACTAAAGAATCTTCGGCAAAAGCTATAGGATATGATGCTACAGATTTTAGCATAGAATATGACTCTAGTTCAAGTAATCCACAGTTTAACGGAGCAGATACAGTGAGCCCAGCAGGAGCAGCTACAGATATTAGATTATTTGCAAATTCTTCTGGTTTCGTTTCTGCTGAGTATGAATTTTCTATAGGTGGAATAGTAGTTCAAGCTTTTAGCTCTACTGATTTTTACGATTATACGGTACCTACTACCAAAGCCGTTAATAGTATAAAAGTAGATATTACAGGAAGAGAGGCTTCCCTACCAGAAGCTACTGCCTCCAACTCTTTTAATATTTCAAACTCTATCACGGGAGCGGAAGGAGTGACCGCAACTATTTCAGCAACAGATACAAGTATTGAGTATGACGTTTCTAATCAAAACCCTTCTTTTACTGGAGCAGATACAGAGAGCCCAGCAGGGCTAGCTACAGACATACGCCTGACCGCCTCTATTATTTCTGGAACGGTAACTTCTCCGGAGTACCAATTCTATATTGATGGATCTATAGTTCAAGCTTTTAGCTCTACTAATTTTTACGATTATACGGTACCTACTACTAAATCGATAAGCGGAGTCACTGGTTTTGTAGAAATAAGGCCTTCAGGATCTACTAGTGTTTCTGCTTCTTCGACTCTTCAAATTACATTTTTAACTGCAGGGGCTACCCAATACACTGACTCGAATGTAGATACTCACTTAAACACTGGTACTGCTGGAGCAAGTGAAGTTTTAAGCTGGACGGGTTCTGATTATGATTGGATAGCGCCGGCGGCTGGTAGTGGTCCAACAATAAGTACCACAACAAATACTGCGGTAAACCCTGTATCTACTTTAGACGCTGTAGGCACTGCATACTCTTCTATGGGAGATTCACATACTTGGACTTCTTCAGGAGGGACTACAATGATAATTGTAGACCAGAGTTATTCTATTGATGGCGGGGGCCAAAGTACTAGTACGGGCAGGTGGAGAATACAAGATACCACCGGTACTCCTACTACTATTTTTGATCCCTTTGAGGGCGTTTCTTTTTCAGGAACCAATGCAGAATTCCCAAATGGTTGGTTTGGTACTGAATGCCATAATTTTTTATACACCCCTGCTTCTGGCTCAAGAACAATTGAACTGCAGTGGAATACTAATGATGGACAAGCAACATTAAGACGGCTAGAATGGACGACTATCGAATATTAAAAACATTATATGAAAAATATAACCTTGCAAAAAATAATTCTTGACATTGATCTATTGTATTGTTATAATTTTCATATTCTTAAAGTTTCCTTTCATGAAACAAGTATACTGGAATAAATAACTATGTCATATACAGCACGAGACCTCTCTAACTTAGTTCGGGGGGACGACTGGACAATTAAGCTTGTAGTCAAAAGTTCAGGTACAGCTTTGGACATTACAGGCTATACATATTGGTTTACTTTGAAAAGTAATGTTGATGATGTAGACCCAGGAGACTTACAGGTTTCTGTTACTCCCGATGTCTCTACTAGCCCTACGGAGGCTTCGCAAGGCATAATCTATATTAGAGCTAGCAAGACCCTTACCAACTCTTTAACTCCAGGAACTTTTAACTATGATGTCCAACAGGTTGATGGGGCGGGCAATGTTCAGACTCTTTTAATCGGAAAAGTAAAGGTAGTAAAAGACATCACCCGTAGTATAGCATAATGACAGGCATTGTTTTTTATTATGAAGACTCTGATACAGACGTTTGGTCTGGTAAGAAGAACGATGCCTGGAATTACTCTCTAGTAGCTTCGGGTGGCTTTACTGATGTTATAATTATTAATTTATCTGAGTCTAGCCCCGAAGGTATTAATAGGGCTTTCTCCAGAACTGTAGTAACGAGCCTTACGGCAGCTACGGACTTGATGACTGGCTCAATTGCTCAAATTGTCTGCCCTTGGGACTACCCTGACGACTCTAAAACAAGTGTTTGGGATTATAATCATTCCGCAGACTGGTACATCTTTGGTCCTGCGGGTGGGTGGCATACTACACAAATTTCCGGCTCTACTAAAGTTTACATTCCGCAAGCGGGTTTTGGGGCTTTACATTCTATTCATGCAGCGACGACTATACTTGCACACAGGTATAAAGTACTACAGGGGTTATAAATGGCTATTACACTTGTAGGTACAGTTGAAACTACAGCCGATACTGAAGGAGATTTTAGCAATGTAAATGGCGGTGCGAACATCAGTACTGACGATGATTTTGTGCAGGGTACGGGTGCTATTGGTGACAAAATGTCCAACACCACCGAAATTTTAGCCTCTGACAACTTAACTAGCACTACTTTAGCCTTTCAATCCGGAGGAGCAAACGACGGTGACCACATAATTGGTTGGATAAATACTCGAACTCCTATTGACGCCACCACAGGTATTGCATACTATCTGGGAGATGGAACTAACTCAGGAACTTATAATGTTTTTCCAGCCAGTTTCTACAAAGGCGGTTTTACGACAAGAGTTATCGACCCCGCCAGAAATATGGACTCTGCTTCAGGTTGGAGTACGACGGGGAATCCCGCGCAACTTACTGCAGTTTCTGAGCTTGGCTTTCAGTTTACTACCATTACTTCTATTATGGGTAACTTTAACAACTGCCAGATAGACCAAGTAACTGTAGGCCAAGGAGTGAGAGCTGACGCAGGTACAGTAGGCTCTCCTAACACTTGGGAGAGCATAAGAGCTACAGACGAAGATACTAATTTCTGGGGGTGGTGGTCTTCTAGTAATGGGGCTTTCGTAGGAAAAGGAAAAGCCTTCATCGGCCCCGCTACTGGTACCGCTACTTCTGTGTTTAGTGATACCGCTTTTGCTATTAACTGGGCTGATGAAAAAGTAGCTGTAGGATTTTACGAAATCGCAGTCAGAGGAACAAATACAACTTGCGACTGGTCCCTAGCTAACATTCAAGCCGCTAATCCTACTACAGCAAGATGGTCTATCACTATAGACAGTACTACAGGAAGTTTTGTAGACGATGTAGGAACTTATATAGGGAGTGATATTATAACTCTCAACGCTAATTCTACCCTAGGAGGTACTACTTTTATTAATGGGAATTCTTTATTACAGAATTCGGCAACTTTAGCAAGCATAAATGTAGTTAGTGCTAATACTACTAGCGGAGTGGCCTATATAACTTCTAATAATCCTGGCCTCATTTCTGGGGGCAGTTTTGATAATACAAATGGCGTCGGACACGCTATAGAAATAACAGCCCCAGGTACTTATTCTTTCGCTAGTAATGTTTTTACAGGATATGGAGCTGACGATACTAATGACGCTGCTATATATAATAACTCTGGAGGCTTAGTTACTCTTAATGTAACCGGAGTTAGCTCGGGAATAACCGTACGAAATGGTACTGGCGCTACTACTTCTGTTGTACAAACAGTGGAGCTTACAGTCTCCAACATCATTCCGGACACAGAAATAAGATTTATTGACGCCGCTGTTAGCCCCCCTGTTTCTTTGGGTGGAATAGAAAATGTAGTGGCAGCTGGAGAGACAGCTCCGGACTCAACCGCAGGGTATACTGTAT